TATGCCGCGGGGCTCGGCGACAACGGTAACATCGTATCGAGCTACAATAGCAGCGGCGTCCTGACGGTCACGCTGCCGCCGACCACGGGTCTTCCCGCCGGCTGGTCCATGGGCTTCGCGACCGACAATGGAAAAAGTTTGACGGTGCAGGTGAACAGCACCTCGGGCGGGCACATCGTATGGCCCGGATCGGGAGCGTCGCGGGCATTCTTGTCGATGCCGGAGACGAGCCAGGGTGCGTACGAGTTCATGGTGCTGCAATATGACGGCGGCGGCAATTTCCGCATCCTCGATGCAACCCCTGCGACCGCCCAAGCGATCGGGATGATTGGAGCAGCGGCGATTACCCATTGGAGCTTTCCGGCAGCAAGCGCCTATGCCGCGACCAGCGCCGACAACGGCAACGTGATCTCGAATGTCAACAGTCCCGCTCCGTTCATGGCGGTGACGCTGCCGCCGACGGGGGGGCTCGCAATGGGGTGGACGATCGGTATTACGACGGACGGCAACAAGACGGCATCGGTACAGGTCAATCCCACATCCGGTGGACATATCCTTTATCCCGGCAGCGGCGGCGAGGTAACCTCCCTGTCGCTTGCCGACGTCAATTACGAGCTTCTGGTTCTGCAATTCGACGGCAGCAATTTCCGGGTGATCGAGACGACGCCGGCGACAGCCACTTTACTGGGTCTGACCGGCAATGCTCCTGGTGTCAATCGGTGGAGCTTTCCGGCGGTCAGCAGCTACAGTGCCTCCCAGAGCGACGCCGGGACCGCGCTGTCGAGCTACAATACGCCAACGGCTTCGCTGACCGTGACCTTGCCGCCGCCGACGGCGATCGGCGCCGGCTGGACGATGGGCTTTGCGACCGACAATGGCAAAGCGCTGACCGTCCAGGTCAACAGCACATCGCCCGCGCGAATACTCTATCCCGGCGGGGCGACCGGCACTTCGGATACCTCGATCGCGCTGGCCGGAATTAATTACGAATACTTAGCCTTGCAGTTCGACGGCAGCAATTTTCGCATCACCTCGATCACGCCGCGCAGTGCCGCGGCGTTAGGTATGCTGGGGCACCAGATCGTTAGCGGCGCTACGCCCACGGTTGGCGCCGGACCCGGCGATTGCGGAACGGCGCCATCGATCGGCGGCAATGACGGCGCTGGCCGGGTCACCGTCGGCGCCTCCAATGGCGGCCGCTGCACGATTACGTTTGTAGCGCCCTGGCCAAATCCGCCGGTTTGCTCGGCGTTCGACGAGACCAGCGGAGTTCTTGTGCGGCCGTCGGCGAGTTCGGTGAGCAGCATTGCGCTGATCGGGGCGCTGAACGCTGGCGACACTCTCGTCTACCAATGTGTGGGTTATAAATGAGCACGCCAATAGACGGTTTACTCGCGCTTCCTGTTGTGCTCATGCTTCTACAGGTGAGCTGATGCCCGTCTCCAACGGCAAGCGGAGTGCAATAGCATCCTATACCTGGGGCGGCTGGGGATCGCAGAACGATTTGACCTCGTTCCGCGATGTGTTTCAGCCGGAGCAAGGGATGTTCTCGCCCGGCTACCCGCTGGTGCCGCCCGAACGTGAGCGGGTGCGGCTGTGGGATTTTCCGGTCGGGCACAACACGCTCTATACGCCGCGCTCTTACGAGGCCGTCGGTTTCGACGAGCTCAGGGCCCTGGCAGAGAACCACGACATCACGCGGCTGGCGATCGAGACACGCAAGGACCAAATCGAGAAGCTGGAATGGACGATCAGACCCCGCAATGAGAAAAGACCGGCCGCTGGAACGGCATCCCGCATCGACGAGCTGATAGACTTCTGGCGCAAACCCGACGGCGAACAGCCTTTCGCGACTTGGCTCAGGGAGACGTTAGAAGATGTCCTGGTGCTCGACGCGCCGGCCTTCGAGATCCGCCGCAACCGCAGTGGCGCGATCATTGGACTCGACGTTGTCGATGGCGCGACGGTCAAGGTGTTGATCGACGACACCGGGCGCCGACCGGCACCGCCAGCGCCGGCTTATGAGCAAATCATCCATGGGCGGCCGTGGCGGCTGCTGACGAGCGACGAGCTGATCTATGCGCCGCGCAATCCCCGCTCGCACAAGGCGTACGGCTTCAGCCCGGTTGAGCAGATCTTGCTGACAGTGAACATCGGACTGCGCCGCCAAATGATGCAGCTACAGCATTTCACGGAGGGCAATGTCCCACCCGGGCTCTTAAATGCTCCGGATGGTTGGACTGCAGAACAGATCCGCCAGTTTCAAGAATGGTTCGATGCGATCCTCGCTGGGAACACCGGCTCGCGCACCCGGCTCGTTTGGGGCCCGAGCGGCGCCAGATACCAAGCGTTCAAGGAGGCGCCGTATAAGGACGATTTTGACGAGTGGCTGGCCCGAATCGTCTGTTACGCGTTCTCATTGCCTCCGACCGCATTCACGCCGCAGGTCAATCGAGCCACTGCGCAGACAGCGCAGGAAGCCGCCCATGAGGAAGGGCTGGCTCCGCTGCTCGGGTGGGTAAAGCGGCTGATCGACGGGGTCGTTCAGGACAGGATGGGCCACCGCGATCTCGAATTCATCTGGTCCGATGTCAGACCGGCAGACCCCACCGATCAGGCGACAATCCTGGGCAGTTACGTGAGAGACGGCATATACACACTGAATGAAGCGCGCGACATATTGGGACTGGCGCCGGTCGAAGGGGGCGAGGAACCCATGTTCCTGACATCGCAAGGTCCAATTCCATTGCGCAATGCCGGCGAGCCAGCCACAAAGGGCGGCAGATAATATTCCTTTGATCGCCTCGGATCACGGTCCGAGGCTACTGGTTGGCTGCAATAGCCGAAACCCCCACCCTAACCCTCCCCCGCGTGCGGGGGAGGGAATGGGAGGGGGCTGCGTGGCGCTGCAAAACATTACGATACTCGGAGATACCATGATGAAATTCGTGTTGGCGCCGGTTGTTTTCGTCTGGGCCGCCGCGACCGCTGCCGCGCAATCCTTCCCGCCGGGAGTGGTCTATGCGCAGGTCAACTACGCTAGCGGATCGATTGTCAGCGGCGGGCAGGCGCAACACATCAGCTGGGCACTGCCGGGGGCGAAGATGCGCTGTGTGCAGAACCCGAATAGTGCGGCCGAGGATCTGTTCGTCGCGTTCGGGGGCATCGCATCGACCGCCTCGCAGGATTTGCCGCCCGGCGCGCAAGTATGCTGGCCATGGAATGGCGCGGTCTCGATTTATGGCGCGACTGCCGGCCACGCCTTCATCGCGGTCGAAGCACAATGAGAAAACGATACCCGTTGGCGCTGGTGCTGCTCTGCTCGATCCCCGGAGTTAGACCCGATGACGGAGATGCATTTGCGCAGCAAATCACCACGCTCGGGTCACAGCCCCGAGGCGGCGCGAGCGTTCCGACGATGGCAGGCACCGGCTTTTTGTCGTTTACGACGACGCAGGGCACGGCGACGATCGGCAATTCGAGCATCGGGGTGACGCTCGCCGACAGCGACCAGGGGCACGACCAGATCAGAGCAGTGTGCAAAAACGCTCCGGCAACGCCCTACACGCTCACCGGCAAATTCAGCCTCACGGCCGCGTACGGGCAGGGCGCCGACAGCTGGGGCGGCTTTGCATGGCGCGACAATGCGAACGGCCACATGATCGGCTACGGCGTTCTCAATCGCACAGACCAGAATGTCCCGTCGGTCTTTTCGATCGATTTTCTCGATCCAGTCAACAACAATGCCTCGGGCGAAGGCGCGGTCACGACTTTTCAGACCACGATGTGGTTGCAAATTCGCGATGACGGCACGAGTGCCATCGAAACTTATTCAATGGACGGCGTCAATTACAATCAACTGAGCAGCGTCGCAAAATCGTCCGGATTTCTCGGCAGCAACGGTTACAATCAAGTGTGCATCTTTGTGAGCGCGCACGGCAGCGCCGCCAAGCTGGGCCTCCAGGGTTACACGCAGACCTCGCCCTGACACTCCCCCGGAACGCCCGCTCTGGCGGGCGGCCGTCCCGGGGCCGCCGCCAACTCCTCGATAAAGCGCAATCTGCAACCAAACGGAATTCGAACGATGCGACTCTACGGCGCAATCCAAAAGGTCGAGGCCCAGGATGACGGCACCGTGCGCGTGTACGGGATCGCAACATCCGAGGCGGTGGACGATCAGGGAGAAATCGTACGCGCCGATGCGATGCGCGCGGCAATACCGGAATATATGCGGTTCCCCGCGCTCCGCGAGATGCATCAGCTGTCGGCTGCCGGAACCACGCTCGAAGCCGAGGTCTGCGACGATGCCACAACCCGCATCGTCGCTCACGTTGTTGACCCCATCGCTGTGGCCAAAGTGAAAAACGGGGTATATCGAGGCTTCTCGATCGGCGGCCGCGTCCTGCAGCGCGAGCCCGGCAATCCGAAGACGATTACCGGCCTCTTGCTCAACGAGATCTCGCTGGTCGATCGCCCGGCCAACCCCGAAGCCGTGTTCGACTGCTGGAAGGCGGCGCTCGAGGCAAACGCCCGTCTCACCCAGGCGCTTGGTCCCGGTCCGGAAACCAACTCGATGCCTTCAATGCAAGAGGCAGAGTTGCGAGCTCCATTCAATCCACCGATCCAGATCTGGGCTTGTGGAGTGACTGATCATTGTCATTTCGCCAAAGTCGATGCGGTCAAATGCATCGAAAAGCAGGCTCACGGAAGCGATCCCGGCGGCGCAGTTGCGGATCCAAATCGCGAACGCGCCGACATCACGCGCTCCAGCTCCTCCGAGCCTAGCGAGCTTTGCGGCGATGTGCGGTGCGCTGATCCCGGTTTCCAGGCGGACAAGAAAAAGCGTTACCCAATCGACACGATCGCGCACATCCGGGCGGCCTGGAATTACATCAACAAACCAGCCAATGCAGAGAAATACACGACGGGTCAGCTCGAGCGGATCAAGGCTGCGATCGTCGCTGCTTGGCAGGAGAAAATCGACAAGGACGGCCCCCCGTCCGCCCGCGAGACAGAAAAGCGCGCCGGCGTTTCATTGGCCAAAACGCGCGCAGATGTCGACCGCATCGCCGGTATGGTCAGCGATCTCGAGTGGCTAGGGCAGGCGCTCGGTGTGGATACAATGGTCGAAAATGATGAGAATGAACCGTCAAGTCGAGCGCTGGAAATTGTTGCCGAGTTGTGCGAATTCCTGAACGCGCTGTTGCCGTTGGGAACTGGCGACGCGGGGAGTGAGCCGGAAGCTCCCACCCTGGCCTCCCCCGCCGCGAGCGGGGGAGGGGGAGTGAGGGGGTCGACCCGGGACGCACGTGATGTCGTTGCACAGGCGGCACGACGGGCTGCACTCCAAGCATCGGCGCAAGCGGATGCATCGGCCGGCAAGGCGGTTGCGACGCAGGAACTGGCGAAAGCACTGGCTGTCGAGCGCGCCGAAAACCTGGCACTGGGCCAGGTCCTGACTGAGATCGTACCGATGCTCGAGCGTCTGACGGAGCGGGTAGAGGCCATCGCCAGAACGCCACTGCCGCCGCTTACCATCGCAAAGGGCACAGTCTCAGTATCAAAGCAGCAGGATCGTGGCAGCATCGACCGTGATCCAGTGCTCTCGCGCGAGGCCATTGCCTCGGCATTGGCCAAAATGAGCAAGGAAGAGCAGACTTTGATGCTGATCAAAGCAAGCTACGCCAATCCAATTCGCACTGGAGCGGGCGAATGATTTAAAGCCGCGCCAATGGCCCGGCTGTCTGCCAACAGTGCGACACTAAACCCACCGGCCGTCGCCTCCTCCCTAACCCTTTCCCGCAAACCCCGGGTCAAGCCCGGGGAGCGGAGGGAAGGGTGGGGGCTAGGCCACTCATTGCCCCCGTTTTCGGGAGGAAGACTTGATGAATGCAATCACTCAGGAAACGCTGGAGCTCATGAAGGGCGCGCTAGCCCAGCCCGACTACACGATCGCCAAATCGATTTCGACACAAACCGGGCTACTGGCCTACGACCTCCAAGCACCGGCAAAGAACCTTTATCCCTTTGTCACACCACTCAGAAACATCATCCCGCGGGTCGGCGGCGGCGTCGGCTCCGCGACGAACTGGCGTCAGGTCAACGCGATTATCGGGTCGGGTTTCGACGCGATGGGTTGGGTGCCTGAAGGCCAGCGTTCCGGCCAGATGTCCTATTCGACTTCGACCAAAACGTCGACGTTCGTAACCATCGGCGAGGAGGACGCGGCAACTTTCGAAGCCATTTCCGCCGGACGCACCTTCGAGGATGTCCAGGCGATGATGGGGTTTCGTCTCTTGCAAAAAATGATGCTGAAGGAGGAGATGGCAATTCTCGCCGGCAACGCCTCCCTCGCGCTCGGCACGCCGTCGACCCCGACGTTGTCGGCGTCGGGCACCGGCGCCACTCTTCCAGCCGCGACTTACTACGTCAAGGTCGTAGCTCTGACGCTCGAAGGCTACCAGAATTCCAGTGTCTTCGGCGGGGTTGCCGCCTCCAAAACCGTAACCGGGGCCGACAGCAAGACCTTCACGCTTTCCGGCGGCTCTTCGAACATCAGCGCTGAGGCCAGCCAGGCAGTGACGCTTGGCCAGACGCTATACTGCACTCTGGCACCGGTCACGGGAGCGGTCGCCTACGCGTGGTATGTCTCGACCTCGAGCGGGGCCGAGACGTTGCAGGCGATTACGACCGTCAACAGTCTGGCGATCAGTACGCCGCTCGGCACTGCGAACCAATCGCAGGCGGCAATAACCGCCGACAACTCGGCCAATCCAAATTATGCATTCGACGGGCTGTTGACGACGGCCTTCAAGCCGGGCTCCAACGCATATGTCAACATCATGCCAACGGGCGCGGCGGGGACAGGGACACCACTGACGGCATCGGGCCGGGGCTCGGTCGTCGAGATCGACGCGATGTTCCAGTCCATGTGGCAGAATTTTGAACTGTCGCCCACTGTGCTTTATGTCAATGCGCAGGAGCTTCGGAACATCACCAACAAGGTGCTGTCCAACGCCTCGGGACCGCTGGTGCGCTATGATGTCAGCGGGGAAACTGGCGAGGAGTATCAGATCACTGCGTCGGGCGTGGTCAGCTACTATTACAACCCGTTCGCGATCCAGGGCGGGTTGCGCATTCCGATCAGGATCCACCCGCGGGTTCCGCCCGGCACGATCATCGGATGGGCGGAGAATCTGCCGATCCAGTACCAGTCGAACGAAGTGCCTAACGTGGCCGAAGTGAAGACGCGGCAGGACTACTACCAAATCGATTGGCCGTTGGTGACCCGTCAGCGCCAGGTCGGCGTGTATGCCGAAGAGGTGCTCGCGGTCTATGCGCCCTTCGCAATGGGCGTTATTTGCAATATCGGAAACGGATGATGGCAGCCGCCCGGACTGCCAGTTTCGCGGCCCCCGGCGTCAGCCCGGGGGCTCGCTCCGGGAGCGACCTGATCTGTCTTCATGCTGCCTTCGGTCAGGACGAGGCCAGTCATGGCGCCGAACGCTATGTGGTCAACGACAACGGTCTGATATGGGTACCCCGCGACGCGGTCGCTGCCCTGACCACAGTGGGCGGTTTCGTCGTCGCGACGAGGGAATGAGCGAGTGGCTTTCCCCGATTTGACGCTGCTTGCCGACGTCAAGGCGTGGCTGCAGACGGGTCAGACCGCCTTTCCAGCCACTGACGACGCGCTGCTGACCCGCCTCATCACGGCTGCGAGCCAATACATTCAAACTTGGCTCAACCGGCAAATCGCGCTCGCCGACTACGCTGAAACACGCGACGGGACTGGCGGCGACCGGCTGCAATTCGCGTGCTTTCCGGTCACCGCCGTGCTGTCGCTGACAATCGACGGCCAAGCCATACCCGCTGCAAGCTCCTTCGGGGTCGCAGGATACAGCTTCAGTCCTACGCAGCTTTCGGTTTGCGGTTACCGGTTCAATCGGGGCGCGCAGAATGTCGTTGTCTCCTACACAGCGGGATATTCGACAACTCCGCCCGATGTCGCGCAGGCATGCATCGAACTCGTCGCACTTCGCTATCGCGAACGTACACGCATTGGTGAAGTCTCGAGGTCACTAGGCGGCGCCGAGACCGTTGCCTACTCGCAAAAGGACATGAGCGACGCGATCAAAACGCTGCTGCAGCAATATCGCCTCGTCGCGCCGATCGTCGCGCTACGGCCAACGCCGATGCCGCAATCCTAGCGAGGCAGCGCGCCGTGATAACTGCTCGCCTGGTCGGAGACGACAGGGTTCTGGCGTGGCTGCGCCGCACTCCGGACGCGGCCGCTTCCGGGATCGCCCGTACGATCGCCGCTCTGAGTATCGATCTTCAGCGCAGGATTTCGTTGGGGTGGCGCGATCGCATCGCAGCGACCGTTTCCGCCGGCGATGCATATGCCGGCGCCCGTTCCGACATCAGAGCGGATCTGCAGCGTCGCACGAAAGCGTTTGGCCGCGTGAGATCCGAGAAAGCATTCAACATGCGTAGTTACCGCCAGCGGACCGGCCTGCCCGAGGCGTCCTTTATGCTTTCAGCGTTGGAGGATATGGAACCCGAAATCCGCGATGAAGTGGAGGCGGCGTTGCGCAGCGCGCTGGCACGCTGAGGTTCGTTAGCCGATCTTTCGAAATCGATGATAGTTCGAGAAGCAATCTACGCTGCGCTGTGGGAGCTCGCAGCGGGTGCGGCCCCCTTCGTAAGCGCAAATCGGCGTCTGCGGCATTGGGCCGATTTGGCCGCCGCCGAACAGCCGGCATTGTTCATGAGCGAAAAAGGCGGTTTGGCCACAACAAAAGCACTCAGCGCGCCGATCGTGTGGACACTCTACGCCGATTTCTACGTGTATGCGCACTCGAGCGATCCCTATCTGGCCCCCGCCGCGATATTGAACCCGCTGATCGACGCTCTCGAAGCCGCGCTCGCACCATCGCCGACGACCGGCATCCAAAATCTGGGGCTGCCTGAGATGGTTCAGCACGCCTATATCGCGGGCAAGGTTCAGACGGATGAAGGAGTGCTCGGCGACCAGGCGATCGCGATCGTACCGGTGGAAATCCTTTGTATATGACGATCGGGCATCCCTCTTTATGCGAAGGAGTAGCCGATGGCCGAGGAAGACTCTGGCATCCCTCAATTCTCCGAGCCCGCTACGATCGACCAGCTCATAGAGGGGTGGTGGGCCGACCATTTCCCGGGATCGCCGGTCGCGCGCGATACGCAGGCCTGGAACGTCGCCCACGCTGCCAAGGAGAGGCTGAAGCGGCTATTGAAAGGGAGTATGTAACATGCAATTGAGCTTCGGCTCGGGTGCCATGTGGGGCGAACGTACGGACGTGACGGGCTCTGGCATTGGCCCACGGCAATTTGGGGTTTTGCAAGATATCGAGATCGACTTCGATTGGACCGATAGAGAACTTTATGGGCAACTGCAGTTTCCGGTCGCGATCGCGCGCGGGCAGGGAAAGATAACCGGCAAAGCGAAATTCGCGCAGATCCTCGGCTTGCTCTATTCCGACATTTTTTTCGGGCTGACGCCGGCTACCGGGCAGTTTGCAGTCTCTCAGCTCGAGGCGGCAACGGTGCCGGCGGCCACCCCCTCTGCCGTTACGCCCGCCAATGCCGCAAGCTACAATGACGATCTCGGGGTCAGTTACGCGGCAACCGGCAAACGCCTCAACCGGGTGACCACGCCTTCGGCGGCCGGCCAATACTCGGTCAATTTTGCCAACGGCGTATACACTTTCTCGTCCGCCGACGCCGCTGCCACAGTGCTGATCTCCTACACTTACAATACTGCGACAAGCGGCAACAAGTTGACTCTGACGAACCAGCCGATGGGCTTCACCCCAACCTTCAAGGCGACATTCTACACGGCTTATAATGCAGCGGCACAGCACTTCGCCTCAATGCCTGCACTGCTACGAAACTGTCGTTGCCGACAAAGCTCGACACCTGGACGATCAGCGAGCTCGACTTCATGGCGTTCGCCGACGCGTCTGGAACGATCGGCTATCTGAGCACGGTGGAGTGATGCTCCTCGGTGTCGCAGTAACAATGGGCGGCCAGGATTGGATCGTGCCGCCTCTCACCCTCGGACAGCTCCGCCGGCTGATGCCGAAGGTGCGGCAACTGACAGAAATCGGCGCCTCGATGGGCGAAACACAGATTGCGGTACTCGTCGACATCGTCACTGCGGCGCTGCAGCGCAATTACCCGGAGATGACGCCGGACAAAGTAGAGAATTTGCTCGATTTGGGTAATGCCAGCGCCGTGCTCAATGCCGTACTCACCGGCTCAGGCCTCAAGCCAGCGGGAGGAGCCGCCATGGGGGAAGCGCTAGCCCCCGGGACGAGCTCGGGGGCGGAGCCGGGATTCGCTGGGGAGAAATCTACGGTCTCCTCGCCACTGCTTGTGGATACAGCTATCCGGTCATCGACGAGATGACGCTGTTCCAGGTCGAAGAGCTCACATCGTACTGGACGCACCATCCGCCGCTGCACCTGCTGGTCGCCGCTTACCTCGGCTTGGCAAACGATAGGCGCCGGTCGAAGCCGCAGGCGCGCGCCACACGTGAAAAACCCTCCAGCGCGGATGTCGTCTCGATGCTCGCTCAGCTGGGACCTGGATTCACTGGCGGAGATGTGCATGCTGGCCTTTCGCCGGTAATTCTCGATCTTGCGGAATTGCGACGTAGAGCGGGAAGCGCCGACTAGCGGCCCTTCGGTTCAAACGAAGATCGTCGTTGCCGCGAAAGCGCCCCGGGCTACGCCACCGCTGGTCCATCGCCATCCAAACCCGGGGGCAGGGCAAGCGACGAACGGCCGCCTGGACCCCTCCCCGGCCGGCCCCTGCGGGCCGTCCCGGGGATGCGCGGGGTGAGGAGTAATGGCGGCGATGTCGGACCCTATCGCCACCAAAGACGATACCTCGCCGCGAGGCTTTAATGGCCGATTTTGAAACAACCGTTATCATCACCGCGCAAATCGACGGGTTGCGCTCCGGCATGGAGGCCGCAGCCAGCTCGGTTCAAACCGCGACCGATGCGATGCGTGCGCAATTTGCAGGGCTCGGCGACATCGCACAGCAGGTGCAATCGCAGTTGGCCGCGACCAGCGGGCAAATCGGAAATGGTATCGGATCGCTGCAGACGAACGCGGCTAACCTTGCAGGCTCTATGAGCGCCGGCGTGCTGCCCGGCGTCGCTCCGAATGGGGCCGCTCAGGAAAACCTCTGGGAAGAGGAGCTGCTCGCCTATGAAAAATTTCAGAGCGAGAAGGCGAGGCTCGATCTTCAAGCCGCACAGACTAGCCAGCGGACCTGGCAGGGACTAATGCAGCCGATTCAGCGGGCATTCGACACCTCGATCACCGGAATGATATTGGGCACGACGACACTGCAGCGTGCGGTGGCGAGAATTACGCAATCGATCTTGGCAGAATTCGTCAATCTCGGCGTCAGGATGGCGACCAACTGGCTCGCCAGCGAACTCGCCATGACCACCGCGACTGAAGCTGGCGCTGCGGCTCGCACTGCGGCCGAAGGCGAGGGAATGGCAGCCGGGCTGGCAATAAAGGCGGCAAACGCGATCAAGAGCATCACCACGGACGCCGCGCAAGCGTTCTCCGGCATCTTCGCATTCTTCGCGCCTTTGATCGGTCCTGCCGCCGCCGGACCCGCTGCGGCGGGAGAGGCCGCCGTAATGGCTGCCGCGAGCGGGATCGCTTCTGCAGCGGGCGGCTGGGTGGTCCCGTCGGATCAATTAGCCTTGGTTCACCAGAACGAAATGATTCTGCCGGCACGCATCAGCCAAGGCCTCCAGAGCATGATCTCCGCAAATGCCGGATCGGCGGCCGGAAGCAGCCCGGTGGTCATCAATGTTTCGGCAATCGACAGCCAGGACGTGAAGCGGTTCTTCCATAGCAACAGCGGTCTTCTCGTCGACGCTCTCAACAAAGCGATGCGCAACGGCGCGGCGCTGCGGAGCCCGTAATGGCACTGACTTTTCCGGCCTTGGCGGGGCTCGCCTGGAGCGTCACCAAGACGCCGACATTCCAGACCCGCATTCAGCGCGCCGTCTCTGGCCGCGAATTGCGGGCGCTCGACTATCCTCATCCGCTATGGCAGTTTACGTTGGTCTACGATTTCCTGCGTGACGATCCGGGAGCAGGGTTAGACGAGCTGCGCACTCTCCTCGGGTTCTTCATGCTGTGCCAGGGAGCGTTCGGCACCTTTCTGTTTCAGGACCCCAGTGACTATCAGGTAACCGGCCAGCAGATCGGCCTTGGCAATGCGAGTACGGCGATCTTCCAACTACAGCGCGCCATGGGCACGAACCTGCCCGGCGGCGGTTTCTTGGAGCCGATCGTCGCGCCCAATGTCGTAAGCGCGATTTATTTCGACGGGATAACGCAAGACCCGGCGAGCTACAGCGTCGACGCGAGCTCCGGGCTGGTGACGTTTGCCAGCGCGCCGCGCAGCGGACTGATCATCACCGCAGATTTTAGTTATTACTTTCGCTGCCGGTTCATCGATGACAAATACGACTTTGAGAATTTCATGTATCGGCTGTGGCAGCTGAAGAAGCTGACGTTCATATCTGTACGTCCATGAAGCCTGCTAGCCCCGCGTTGATCGCGCTCCTCGCGAGCAGCGATCAATTCATCATGGCGGACCTTTACACGATCACTCTTGTCGGCGGGATGGTGCTCCGTTATTCGGCAGCGCCGACTGCGCTATCCGCCAATGGCCAGACCTTTGCGCCCGGGCCGAAATTCGAGCGTTCTAAAACCAGAGTTGTGATCGGTACCCAGGTCGACGAACTCGACGTCAAGATCTATCCGGAGCCCGCCGACTTGATTGGCGGGGCGCCGTTTCTGGAAGCGGTTTGGCAGGGGCAACTGGACGGCGCGCTACTGCAGCTCGAACGGGCGTTTATGCCGAGCTACGGCGACACGAGCCCCGGAACTGTGGTGCTGTTTGCCGGCCGCATTTCGGACATCGAGTGCAGCCGCACTGGCATCGATCTCAAATGCCGCTCGCATCTCGAGCTGTTGAACATCCAGATGCCGCGCCGTTTGTGGCAGTCATCTTGCACACACAATTTCGGCGACGCGATGTGTCAGTTCGACCGGTCCGCGCTGCAGGCGACGTTTGCCGCCGGGCCCGGCTCTACGCAGACGCAAATCGCCGCTTCCGTCACACCGACGCCGGCAAACCTCTACGCGCAAGGGACGATCATTGGCGTGACCGGAGCAAATGCCGGAGCGAGCCGCACGGTCGCCAATATGGCCGCCGGTTGGGTCTATGTGAAACTGGCGTTTCTCTCGCCGATCCTGCCCGGCGATCAATTCCAACTGCTGCCCGGCTGTGACCGCACGCTTGCGACTTGCCAGAACGTATTCAACAACGCTGCTCATTTTGGGGGCTTTCCTTATATCCCGACGCCGGAAACCGCCGTATAAGCCGGGGACCGGTGCTTGCCGGAGTTTTTTGAAGAAATCCGGGAGCGGGCTTCGTTGAAACGCAAATTAATAGCCGCGCTCCCGCGGGCTGTCACTGGGTGGCGAACCAAAGACACGATTCCCTAATCGAGCCTTACGTCGAGATTGCTTCGTCGCTTCGCTCCTCGCAATGACAGACCTTTTGCGATGTCATTGCGAGCGAAGCGAAGCAATCTCTGGTAGTGGCATTGGTTACTATATTTCAGGTTCGAACCACCAGCCTCCTGCGCATCCCAGCAATCACACCTTACCGGCCCGTGACGAATCCGTGCGACGGAGCGATGGACCCCGGCTTTACGCCGGGGCAGCGAGAAAATGATTGGAGAAGGAGTTCTTTGATATCCCCCGAGGCTCAGCACCGAGCCAAAGCAACTGCAGCCTCCACAATGGATCCCCGGCGGCTGGCGGTCATCGAGGAGGCCCGCGGGTGGCTGCGTACGCCGTATCACCATATGGGGCGGGTCAAGGGGTGCGGGGCCGACTGCCTGACGCTGCTCGCCGAAGTCTATGAGGCGGCAGGCGTGTTGCCGCACATTGACGTACCGTTCTACCCGCCCGATTGGAACTTGCACCGCGATGCGGAGCGCTACCTGGACGGCGTCACCCAGTACGCGCGTGAAATTGACGGGCCTCCCCAAGCAGGCGATGTGGCCGTCTTTCGATATGGACGCTGTTTTGCACATGGCGCGATTGTCGTTGCGTGGCCGCTGCTGATCCACGCCTGGTGGAATGCCGGGGTCGTCTACGGCGATGCAGACCGCCCGCCGCTCGCCGCTCGCCCCGTACGGTTTTTTGATCCTTTTCCGAAGGCGTGATCATGGGCGGGGTTATCGGCGGCGGGTCCAACGCCAAACAGCAGAAAACGGTCGGCTCTCTGCAGTTCCAAACATCCCAGCATGGCGGCGCAATGCCGCTGGTTTATGGCACCACTCGCGTTTCTCCCAATCTGATCGACTATGACGACTTCAAGGCGACGCCGTCTTCGCGCCAGGGCGGCGTCGGCAAAGGAGGTGGCGGCGGTAAGGGAGGCGGCCAGCAATATAAATACAGCGCGTCGGTTATTATGGGTCTCTGCCAGGGGCCGATTGCCGGCATCGGCACGGTTTGGTGGGACAAGAACGTCGGCACGCTCGCTTCCGTCCCGGCGTCCGTTTATGTCGGAAATGATGGCCAGGCGCCAGATCCGTACTGGCAGACCAATCATCCCGCCAAGGCTCTCGGGTATTCCGGAACTGCGACGGTTGTCGCCAATAACTACGCGATGGGAGACACAGCCACACTGCCGAATTTCTCGTTCGAAGTGCACGGTCTTCTGTCGCTCAGCGGCACAAACGGTCTCGATGCCAATCCTGCATCTATCGTCGCGGATTTGTTGACCAACCCGCGCTACGGAGCAGGTTTTCCTGCAGCGAATCTTGGCGATTTAGCGCTCTATGCAACCTACTGCCAGGCGCTCGGCCTCATACTGGCGCCGATGCTGGATACGCAGCAGGAAGCGCAGCAGCATCTCGCGGATATTGTCAAGATCACCAACAGCGCCATTGTCTGGTCGGGCGGACTGTTGAAGATCATCCCCTATGGCGACCAGGTGGTTACTGGGAACGGGACCGCCTACACGCCCGACACGAACGCGATTTACAGCCTGGACGATGACGACTTTATCGTTCAGGGGACAAGTGTCGGAACGAGCAGCGGGGTGACCTCGGCCGGCCCAGGGCTGCGATCGGGTTCGGGTCCGGTTACCGGCGGTTTCAGCGACGATCCGGTGCAAATCACGCGGTCCACGCCAGCCGATGCGACGAATTCAATTCAACTCGAATGCTTGGACCGATCCAACAATTACAACACCGCTGTCGTGGAGGCTTTCGATCAAGGAACAGTCGACCTTTACGGCATCCGCCGCAACAGCTCGCTGAAGGCGCGTTCGATTGTCGACCCAGTGAGCGTCGGTCCTCTCGTAGCGCAGCTGCTCCTTCAGCGAGCGTTGCTGTTTCGCAATACCTATACCTTTAAGCTCGGCTGGAAATATTCCCTGCTCGAGCCGATGGACCTCGTGCAGATTACGGATTCTCGCCTCGGCCTATCGGCATTGACTGTGCGGATCACGGCGGTCGAGGAGGATGACGAAGGCACGCTCGCTTTCACGGCCGAAGATTTCTTTGGTGGTTATTCGACGGCGGTGCTCTACCCGAAACAGCCGGGCGGCGGCTATGTGCCGAATTGGAATTCGCCGCCCGGCGATATCAATCCGCCTATCATATTCGAACCTCCTGCTGCGCTGCTGAGCGGCAGCCTCGAGATCTGGGTCACCTTGTCGGGCGGCGTAAATTGGGGGGGCGCGCAGGTGTGGATCTCTAGCGACGGCAATTCTTATGCTTTGGCCGGGACGGTCAATGCGGCGGCGATGCAAGGGATACTGACCGCCGATCTGCCCTCGCACCCGTCGCCCGATGCCAGCGGCACGCTCTCCGTCGACCTGACCGAAAGCCGAGGTCAGCTGGTGTCTGTCTCGGCCACAGACGCCGCCAATCTCGTTACCCTATGCTATGTAGGAGGCGAGCTTGTCGCTTATCAGACCACAACGCTGACCGGGCCCTATAAGTACGCTCTCACAACGCTTTACCGCGGGGCTTACGGCAGCACGATAGCCGATCATCCGTCCGGAGCGCAGTTTGCGCTGCTCGATCGCTCGGTTGGCCGGTTCCCATACCCGAATACCCTGATCGGCCAGTCGATCTATTTGAAATTCACATCGATGAACATTGTCGGCGGCGGCTTGCAGAGCCTGTCGGACGTGCCGGCATACGCGTACGTCCTGACAGGCGCCGGTCAAGCAGCGACGGCGATCGTAAGCGGCTCGTATAACGGCCGACCGAGCGCAAATCTCATACTGCAAAACTATGTGTTTGCAGCGCCGGCGACCGTGCCGGCCGGGATGTCTGGCAGCCAGGGCACTGCTGTAACTGCGGCAACCGCCGCCACTGTTTTTCGGATCCAAAAGAATGGCGCGGATGTCGGGACGATGGTCTTTGCCGCATCCGCTACTGTCGCGACATTCTCGATGAGTTCGGCGGCTGTGTTCAATGCAGGCGACCTGCTGACGATCGTTGCGCCTGCCACCCCCGACGCCACGCTCGGCAGTCTCGCCTGGACTATAATAGGCGCTCCATCATGAAGCTCGAATCTTGGCATAGCGCCGAAGACAAGCGGCGCTGGAAAATCGTCCGGACCGACAATTACGCCGACGTGCCCGGAGAAATAATCACAGCGGACGAGACGACGGGCGAGTGTTGCGTGCAGGTCAGCGGCGAGACCAAAACGTTGAGCTTTGGCCCCTGCGGGATCAGAATCGTCGGGCGTTAGCGGTACCCCGCGTTACGCTAACGATGGACCGGGTCCGCGCAGGTTGCAGGAGGGCTCGATCTGTGACTGACGCTCGTCACGTATGTGTGACGGGGAATGTTGCGGCGCGCGTGTTGTCAATGCCGGGTCCTTTGGGTTTCTCGTGGTCATCCTAATGCTGGGCAATGTCCTGATGCTGGCGCTTGGGGGCGCCGCGCTCGCGGAAGCTCCCGGCCCCGGGCTGAGATCCGGGCGAATGGAGACGACAATGCTTAGCGTTTCAACCTGCAAGTGACTGTAGCCCGGGGAATGGACGCATCGCAATTCACGCCGCACGGCTTTTGCCTCGCCTGGGACCCGCCGCTGTTGTGGCTGACCGTGATCGGCCACTTGGCGACGGCATTTGCCTATTTCGCCATCCCACTCATGATGCTGGCTGCGATCCGCATGATCCGGGCTGTACCGGGCTGGCTCTTGGCGATGTTCGCGGCATTTATTTTTCTGTGCGGCTTGTCGCACATCTTCGAGGTTCTGGTGCTGTGGGTGCCGGCCTATTGGACCTTGGCGTTCGGCGTGTTTGTGACCGCCATTGTCAGCCTCGGGACCTTGTATTCCCTGCCGATCGGCATTGCGCAGATCATCGCGCGCCAGTCTGCGGCGGCACGCGAACGGGAGTGAAGCATGCGATGGGCCGCACTGCGGCATTGGACGGTAATCTGGCCGCATGTGAGGCGGCAATGAACGATCTCGGCATTTGGATCGGGATCGGCGCATTTTTCGTCAGCGCGGCGATGCTCATCAGCAACGTCATCATCAATCGTCGCAATTGGCATCTGCCGCGGGGCGCGAATGGCTGGCAATTGTGCATGGGGCTCTACGGCATCGCCTACGGTGGTGCGCTGTTGTGGCCCGGCCTGGTCGGCGCCAGCGCAGCCTGGCGGCTGTTGACCGGCATGCATTTCGATCCGACGACGCTCGGCATCGTGGCGTTCTCGCACGGGCTGTTCTCGATCACCGTCCTCTTTCTCTTCGGCGGTAAAAGTTATTGGTGCCCGGCGGCTTGCGCCGTCGGCGCGATGGTGTGGACGATGATCGGCATCTCGCAGATCGCGCTATCGGTCGGCCAAGGTATTGCGGTGCCGGCGTGGGGGATTTTCGAACTGTTGGGCGGTATCGGCTATTCGGTCGCCACCGTGCAGCATGCCCGCCGGCCGCTGGTGTGATCCATGCCGGAGAGTTGGAATTTCGCCGGACTCGGCGCATTTTTGGGCGCCCTCGGCTTTGCACTGGCGGTGTTTCGCTACATCGTCGGCATCCGCGATGGGCTGTCGGCGCGCATGCAGGCCGACAAGGAAGCCCTGAACACCCGGATCACGACCGAAGCGGAAAAGGCCGCGAACAAGATCGACGCAGTCGTCGAGCAGACGCGAACGATGGTCGAAACGCTGCGCGAAGGCGAGCAGCGCTCGCGCAACGAGCTCGCCACCAATCTGCAATCGGCGCTCGCCGAGGTGCGGCACGATACCCGCGCGCTCGACGAAAAGATGACCAGTATGCGCGTCGAGATGGTGCGGCGCCAAGATCTCAATGAGGCGGTCAAAGGTCTGATGGAGGCGCTCGACCGGCAGGAAAAGCGTTTCGAGGGACTGGTGAGTAAGAACCTGCTCAGCCCGAACCTGCTCAGCAGGAACCTAAAGGATTAGCTCGAGAAGGCTATGCCTGAACACAAACCTGCTCCTGCGAAAGCTGGGGACGATACGGTGAGTGCCGCGCCAGTCGTCTCTGAGGCGCCACAGCCCGCCTCGCTGCTTGCGTCTGGGGCGAGTTCGGGGAGCGAGCAGAGCCATGGTCCCGCCGAAGCGGGGGAGGAACCGTCCGCCCCGCAGCCATCGCGCCTCTCCACAACGCTCGACATGCTGCAACTGCAACAGGCGATTATCGACAATCTGCCTGACGCCAAAGTCGTCATCGATGAGGACGGCACGATC